CCGGTCCTCTCGCAGGTAGACGTTGTAATGCGCCCACGATTGTTTGGGGTCGTTGGGATTCGCGAGCGCCAAGAGCCAGGCATTCGTCGTCCATTCCGTCTTGAGCTTTTGGCACGCAGGACAGCCTTGCATTGAGAGCACGCTGATATGCCACTTGTCGGCGTCGGTCGCAGGCGGAGCCATCGCCTCGACGAAGCTGTCTGCGCCATCGCTACGAATACCGTCGATGTGCTGCACCAAATCGCCCATCCGCAGCACTTCGGCCTGATCGACTTCGACTGGCTGCGCCAGCGCCGTCGCGGTCCACAAAAGACTCATCGCCACCAGCAAAACCATTCGTCCCATGTGCCTTTCCTCCGTTGTTGAAAGTTCCGTTCCCAACGATCTACCACCACTGCACGTACTGCGGCCGCTCGGGATGCGGCGGATAGTCGAGGATCACGATCCACTGCCCGCTGGCCAGATGTAAGCGTCGAAAGGCGGCTTCGTCGTAAGCGTCGATGCGATGCGGGCTGTTGTTGTTGCAGACGTACCAGGTGCCCGTTCGTTCGTCGTAGCCCATTAAGGTCTGGAAGTGCGCCGAGCCTGCGCCGATGGCTGCGCCGCGTCCTGATTTGGCCGCCCACTTCATCCAGTCCCAGGTATCGCGGCCCGTCACGTTGTAGATGCGGATGCCGCGCCGCTGACTGTAAGCCGCCACGCGCGATGGTCCCGAACCGCCGCGCTCGCGAGGGCCATACTCCGTATCCCACAGCAGCGTTGCCGCAACCGGCACGTTCTGATCCACGCCGCACATGCCGATGCTGCACTGGACGCAACTGCCATCCGGATTGCGAAACCACTGCCGCAGCTCACGCGGCAAGTCAGCCGCCAGTCGCGGATCGGGCGGCTCAATCGTCTGGGCCGCAGCCGACCCAAATGCGAATAGCGAAATCAAAACTACAAACGCCCACTTCATTCGCTGCTCCTTTTATCGCACCACGCGAAACGTGAGAGTCAAAACACTGGTGAATTGCCGAAACTCGTCGAGGTGTTCTTGCGAGAACACCGGCGAGTTCTTCACATCCATGCACCGAGCGCCAGGGAAACTGGCGAGCGGGCTGGCGCGGAAGTGAGCCGCGATCTCCTCCACGAGCGTCATCAACGCATCGAGTGTCGCCTGCGCCATGTCCGTCTTCTTCTGCACGGCTACATCGATCTCGTAGCTGAAGGTGTCGCGACTGCGGTCGAGCGACGCACTGGAAATCGCACGCGGCACGACAGTGACTTGCAACTCTTTCATGTCCGGCAACTTGAAGGATGGCGCATAATGTCGCGTCGCCGTCAGTGGTTGGCTGAACGTGGTTGCATTGAGCTGCACGACCACGGCATCTGCGATTTGGATGATCGTCGCCAACTACGCTTCCTCCGTCTCGATTAGCTTCGTGTGAATCCGCAGCGTCCGCCGGTACGGATCGCTGTAGCGCCAGTGCTGCTCGCCTCCCAGCGGCAGCACCTCGTAGGTGTGCTTCTGGCCGGCATCGATCTCCGCGATGCGGTCTCCCTTGGCGGGTAGCGTTTGTTCGCCCGCCAACACCAGGTCCGCCGTATCGATCAAGTAGTCTCGCACCTGCATGCGGACAATCACGCCTGCCCCGTCGTCCTGCTCGAACAAGGTCCGCCCGATGGTTGCCTTGACGACCACCGACAGCACACCGCGCGAGTAGGTCACCTCGCGCGTCGCGTGCTTCTTCCGCTGGCCTTCCAGCCAGGCGGACCCTTTGTCGAGTAGGTCGCTCACGGCTTACGCTCCGCTGCTGGAAGCCTCAGTGGAAATGGCGCAGGGGCACAGCCGCACGCGCACCGAGGCATCGGCGTCGGCCGCGGCGACCACGACCTTGCCGAGGAACTTGAAAACGCCGCGGCCATCGTCGGGCACCGCGAACTTGTTCACCGCGTCCCAGTACGCGAGCAAACCGACGGCGAACGTGACTCCGCCGTCCGCCTCTTTGTCGAAGTCGAATACTCCCTCGACCGCCAATGCGCCGGCATGTCCTGCCGGAATCGGCACCTTCGCCACGCCGACCAGTTCGCCTTGCACGATCACGTCGCCGGCAGCCACATTGCTGCCCGGCGTGTAGTCGATGGACCCGCCGTCCTGAATGAAATCCGCCATGAGTGGTCGTCTCCTGAATGAATGGAAGATGAACGAGCAGGATTACGCGCTGGCCTTCAACGCGCCGCGATGATCGATCCGGGCGACGCCGAAGTCGAAGTAGCACCGCAGTTGAATGCCAAGCGTGTTGAACTGAGCGTCCGCCGTTTCGATGGTTGGTTGACGCTGGCCGCGCAGGTACGCGACCTGAAACGCCGGCAGGTTGTTGGGGTCGGCCACCAGATACCAGTTGGAATTGGACGCCCCCGGCATTCCGGCGAGCGCCAGATAAGGCGACGACTCCACGCGGAACCGTCCGCGGTACGGGTTATCGACGCCCTGCGATTTGTTGTTCGCTGGCGTCTGATTCACCGAGGCCGAGGTCCACAGCTGATCGGCCAGGTACTTGAGCCCTGGCGGCACGAGGAGGATTGCCGGCTGGCTGTAGATCGGGTCGCCGTCGGCGGCCACCTGTCCGAGCATCGCCGCCTCGCCCAGCCCGAGCCCTTCGACGGAAAGCGCAGTTCCGGTGAGGCGATTGCCCTTCGCCACCGTGTAGAACGAATCGCTCGCTTCCATGATGGCGCTATAGAGTGCCTTCTCCACCGCCAGCCGCGCCTTACGCCCTACCGAGGCGAAGAGTTGCTGAAAGGCGTTTACATCGTCGTTGATCAGCGCGTCGCGGCTGTACGTCAGCATCTGACCGCGCGTCTCCAGGCGATTCGTGTAGGTCGTCTCGTTCAGCTTGCCGTGTTTGATCTCGCCGGTCGGTCCCACCTTGGCGAACTCGCCCGTATGGTCTAGGCGGAACATCGTGTAGGTGAGGAAGTTGTTAAAGTCGGCCTGCTGCGCGATTCGCTCGTAGGTGCCATCCACCCGCGTAAACGAATCGAGAAGCAGCTTGTTGCCGACCGTGCCTAGCAAGCCGGGCAGATCGACCGTCGAGAAGCCGGCCTGAATCTGATGCTGGACCACGGTATGGAACAGTTCCAGACCATCGTGAGGCGCAGCCTTGCCATCGGCCTGGAGTGCTGCGGCAATCGTCGCGTGGAGACCGCTGCTGCGGCGCTTTCAGGCGGCTTCGACGACTTGGGGACCGAAGTCGCGATCCTTCGCGAGCCACTCGTCGCTCACGCCGCAACGCATCAAGAGGGCGGCCGCCAGCACCGGGGTCGTGGGAATCGCGGAAGTGGTAGCCCGCGGAACACCGACGTTCGGCCGCTTGAGAAGCTCACGGTGAATGGCCAGTTCAGTTTCCTGGATTGTCCAGCCGCCTTTGATCGCCTCGTCGGCGATTTGTTCCAGCGCATCCAGGTCGCAGCCTGGATTGTTATCGATGGCTGCCGCGATCAGGCCCTTGATCTTGCTGCGTCGCGCCCGCTCGCGCCGCGCCGCCTCGATCACTTGGTTTGCCTCGCCGTCGTCGCCACCCTCGCGGGCGATCTTTTCGGCCTCGTACATCGCCTGCAGCGAGTTGATCTGTTGTTCGCTGAGGTTGTCGGGCGAGAAGCCGCGCCCCTCGATCCATTCGCGGATTTTCGCGTGCATAAGTCCACCTTTCTGGGGTTGTGCGGCGGCCGCCGCGATGTTGATGGTCGTCGTGTCGTCGGCCCCGTTGGCCACAATGGCGACGTGCTTGAGGCGCGAGCGCCGCACCAGGAGGAAGCTGCCGTCGTCGGCGCGGATTGTCCGACCGTTGACGATGGCTTGCTTCCCCTTGGTGATGCGTTCGGTTTGCAGCGGCTCGGCGGCGACGCTCGCTTGCAGCGGCACGCCGTCGCGGGCCAGGTCGATCACGCGGCGGGCCTTTTCGCTGGTGCGGGATAACGTGCCGTTCACCGCCAGCCGTCCTTCGATGCGCGCTGGCGCGCCGCTTCCCAGCACGGCGTCGATGCTGTTTTCATGGTCAGCCAAAAGCGGCACGCGCTCGGGCGACTCGATTCCTTCCACGTCGAGGACGACGCGGCCATGTTCGGCCACGCGCATCAATCCGCCGTTGTAGGCGGCGACATGGATGTGCGCGGGCTTATCCTCCCCACCATCGGCTGTCGCCTCGACGGTCGCCGGTCCCACCAACCGCAGTTCACTGAGCTCGCTCGGCATCCTCTTCCTCCTCCTGTGATGGGACCGTGGCCGGACTAACGTTTGCCGGCGTGAGGCCCAGTTCGGTCATCAAGGCAACTTCCTTCGCCCGCTGCCGCAGTTGCTCTTCCCAGTCGAGTCCGCGACGGGCGTATTCCTCGGCGAGCGTGGCCGTGTGATTCGCCAGGCGCGTGGCTTGGGCGCTCGCCTCCTTGGATGGATCAACATGCTCCCTTCCGTCCCAAAACCACTGGTGGTCCCAAGTGGTGAACGGCGGCAGGCCGGAGGGAATCAAGCCTGGGATTAGCACCGCCTCGTCGAGCCAGGCGGAAAGCACGCGGTCGAGAACCACGCATTCGAAATGTGATTGCTCGACGCGGATCGATTTGAAATAGGTCTGATGGTCGAGGCGACCGGAGGCATAGTTGTATCCAGAAGAATCGGCCCGCGCGACGTTCGCCGGCATATTCAGACAGCGAGCAATTTCGTTGAGGATTTCGCGCTTGAACTCACCGTAGGTCGTTGAGGGCTGCTCTGCCTTCATCTGGTCCATGCGCCAGCCGCCGGGCATCGTCACCAGCGCTCGCTTCTCAAGTTCGATCGGCTCGAACGGTTCGGCGGCGTCCGCTTCGCCATTGGCCGGCGCATCGGTATAGAGAATGCCGGCGAAGTCGGCGGCCGTTTCTGCGGCGGCCAGCACCGCCAGTGTGAAACGCCGAAGTTGCGCGAAGAAAAGCAGTGCCGGCATGACATCCGGAATACCGCGAGCCTGGCCAGGTCGGTCGGCACGGAACCAATGAATGACTACCGACGCAGGCACTCGGTCAAATTCACGCTGAACGCCAAATGCCACCTCACCTGGATGACGCCGCAGAACGTGATACTCGACCGGGTTGCCCGCGTCATCGAGTACGATGCCGTCAATGTTGTTCGCTTCTTGCGCCGATAGGTCGGGCGAACATACCTGGTCGGCCTCGATCAGCCGCAAGTCGAGTTGCACGGCCGTCGTCAGCGACGGATTGACGGTCAAAATGGCGAACGCTTCGCCGTCGGTTGCGCGGGCCGCCCGCATCGTGCGAAGCTTGTCAGCCAAGCGAGTTGCCTTAGCCCAGAGCATGAACTGGCGTTCGATGGCCCGATTGGCTTCAGCATCGGCAGTGAGGAGTTGCAGTCGCGGCCCGGTGCCGACCACGTCGTTAGCCAGAGTCAGCACGATGCCGCGTGCATAGGAGTTGTTGGCCGTTTCATAA